TTGGCGATTTGGTAATGAATAAGATTATCACGCAGGAGTTATGCTTTGAGGCAATGAGGAAAGAGAGGGGGAAAGCGCCAGATGACGAATATTGAGTATATGCGCCAGAAAATGGTTGAAAAAGTGATGGGACTAGATGAAATGGAGTTGTTGCAAGTTGCAGAGGACACAGAAATGAGTTTAAAAGAGACAAAAGGAGTATTTAACTGTCTTATCTGTGAAAAGGAATATGGGGAGTGCGACAATAGCCCCTGTACAAGTAAATATTGCAGTAGGTTCCTAGACTGGTGTGCGAAAGAGCATGTTGGTTAAATAAGGATTTGACGGAGGAAATATAATGGGCAGGCTTATACAAAGTGATGATTTAGGAAACTGGTCGTTAAAGGGCGTTCCTTGGAAGTCGCTGTATGTGGGGCGGGTAATTACAAGAAAAGTTCACGACAGGATATATGGAGCCCTGTGGAAACTGATGGAGTATGAAGATACAGGGTATAGCCCGGAGAACATTGAACATATCAGATATATACTGGAAGATGCGGCAAAGGAACTGGAAAAATGTCAGGGACAATCAGAGATAACAGAAGAAATTTGGCACTATCTAAAGATGTAACAAGCTAAACTAAAAGTAGTAGGAGGAATAAGTGTGGGGATTATATTTGCAATATTAAAGAATGAAAAAACTAAGGTAAAAGCGTTAGGAAAAACACTTAATTTATTAGTGTTGCTTGTTGCGATGAGTAAGTGTCTGGCAGAAAGAATATCTAAGGAGAGAAGAATAAGTATTGGAGAAGCAGAAATTATTCTTATTGATTGCATTAAGGATGGAATAAAAACTTTAATTTAGGAGGAAAAACGAAGTGAAGAATTTGATAAATTGTAGTTAATGGTAGCAGTGTTATAAGGGGAGTAAAAATGGTAGATAAACTTTATCTGAAAAATTATTTACGTAAACAAGAAGAATTCGAAATGATGCTAATTAGATATCATTTATTATTAGACAAAGATAATCTTTCATCTCCAGCAGGTAAGACAGACTTACCTGCTGGAAGTGCTGTGTCTAGTAGAGTTGAGAACATAGTATGTAAAAGGATTGCTATAAAAGAAAAAATAAAAGAATTGAGAAAAGAACTAATAGAACAAGGTAAACTTATAAATGCTATCTTTGAAAAATTAGAAAATCCATGTGAAAAGTTAGTAATGCAGATGCGTTATGAAGATGGATTTGAGTGGGATGCGATAAGAGGGAAAATATTTGGAAGCAGAACAGATTATAGTGTAAATATCGAAAAGTATAATGATAAAGTCTTCAAAATACATGGAGCGGCATTAAAACATATAAAAGAATTACAATCAGAAAAAAATAAAAAAATTTGTTGACATATCGTGCACGATATAATAATATATAATTGTAAGGAGGTGAAACACAGATGGGCAAAAAGCGAAAGAAAAAGCAAAAAAAAGAGAACTTGCTCAAGCTCGTGACCGAACTGCTTATAGCCGTTGGAACGTTTTTAGCAGGGCTGGCAAGCTTAATACAAGTTCTAAATGACTAAGGGAAAGGGGCGAAAGCCCCAAACCCTTAAATAGAGTATAGCACATCTGTAGAAATATGAAAATAAAATTTAACAAAATATTTTTACTTGCAGCATGGATAATATTTATTGCATTAAAAAGAAATGCAATGTCCAGTATTATTTTAATGGCAGCAGGGTTGTATGAATTATGCTATGCCATTCCCGAACTGAGGAGGTGGATAGATGCCAGTAGGAAATCCTAAAGCACAGTCGATTGCTACAAGAAAGTATGAGCAAAAAACAGGATGGATTAGTAAATCATACAAACTGAAAAAAGAGTTGGTTGAGGAGTTTGCGAAAGCCTGTGAAACGAATGGAGAAAAACAGGCAACAGTGCTTACCAGAATGATGAACGAGTATATTTCAGATTTGGAAAAATGTACTGATTCATTTAACAACAAGTAAAATAAAAAATAGCAGTAAAAGGCAGTAAATGACATTGAAAAGCAGTAGTAAAGTGTGGTAATGTTATAATGTAATTTACAAACGAGGCAAGAGAGGCTACCCCATCTATGAGGTAGCTTTTTTATTTTCTTGAGAACGGTGGTGAATTATTCTTATGGCAGCAGGGGCAATGGATGTTATCATCGAGGGATTTGACAATGTGGTAGATGAATTGCAAGACATGCGTAGTAGAAGCAAGAAGATAGTGCAAAGAACAATTGCGGATTTTAAGTCACGTGGTCCGTCATGGATATCACAGGAAGTAGCAAAAGAATATAACATTAAGAAAGCAGACGTAAATGAGTCGAAGAAAGGGATACAAGGCAAAAGCAGTATTAGAGTACATGGTACAAGGATAGATAATTTGTCTATCATATACAGAGGTCGGGTGCTGACACCTACACATTTTGGCATGAAACCAACAATCCGACCGAACAAAGGACCCTATGTAGTAACAGCTCAAATCAAAAGAAAATCTGGAAGAAAGTCATTAGGAAGGAAAGTATTTTTAGGGATACCTAGGAATGCCAAAGAAGATACGCCGCAGCTTCCTTTCCAGCGTAAAAGTGATGCAAGATACCCAATTGAAGTAGTTAAAACAATCTCAGTACCTCAAATGATAACAAATGATATAGTATCCCACAATATCCATAATCGAATAAATAAAGAATTGTCAAAACGATTACAACATCACCTAGAACGGCTGAGCAGATAAAAGGTACTGTGAAGCCAATTTTTCCCCCTGTGGTGCTTGCGAGCCCAAAAACTGTCTAGCTACTAGGGAAAAAATAAATATCGTTTCGTTACGCATAGGGAGAGAATAATGTCAGAAATTGAATTTGAACAAAATTATGTGGATGTAAAGTTTATAAAACATATACTTGGATTTGATTCCGTGAGGCGTGTTCAGCAATTGACTCAAGATGGTGTACTAAATACCTGTGAGGTAGAAGTAGGCGGTCGGAAAGTAAAGCGTTATGACTTGTGTCCAGCAGTATTGGCATATATAAATCATTTAAAGGCAAGAACTACCAAGGGCTATACAGATAGAAAAGAACAAAAGACGATAGAGAAGATGCAGGCGGAAATTGATTATAAAAGTGCGAAAGCAAGAATGGCGGAGTTGGAGCTTGAAGAATTGGCGGGACATATGCACGCGGCTGAGGATGTTGAAAAAATGACGGCTGATTTGTGTTTGGCTGTTCGGTCAATGCTGTTGGCGCTGCCTGGTCAGCTTGCAGTTGATGTGACTGTTGTCAATACGGCAGCAGAGGCACAAGTTGTAATCAAAGATGCTGTATGCCATATTTTAGATGAGCTGTCCAAATATGAATACGATCCCAAGGAATATAAGCGCAGAGTATTGGAAAGGAAAGAATGGCAGGATGTCGGAGAGGAACCCGACGAGTGATTCAGAAGTAAGTAAGCTCAATAAGGTGATTAAAAAGTCCATTTTTTATTTCAAACCACCAGAGCAACTTACAGTAACAGAATGGGCAGATAAGTATAGATGGCTGTCAGCGGAAAATAGTGCTGAGCCAGGAAGATGGAAAACGAGCAGGACTCCCTATCTAAAAGAAATTATGGATGCATTTACAGATACTAAGATACATCATTTAGTAGTAGTGGCATCATCACAAGTTGGTAAAACGGAAATGGAACTAAATATGATGGGGTATGCAATAGATATTGATCCAGGACCCATTATGTTTGTAGTGCCGAATACAAAACCTATAGCTGAAGATTTCTCAAAGCGAAGAATAGCCCCCATGATCCGAGATACGAAATCACTTCGAGATAAGGTTGCGGACATAAAGAGCAGAGAGTCAAATAATACCATTTTTAATAAGTCTTATCCGGGTGGTATGCTCACTATTACTGGGGCTAATTCGCCATCAAATCTTGCATCAATTCCTTGCAGGTATGTATTTGGAGATGAAAGAGACCGCTGGCCAAAGAGTGCAGGAACAGAAGGCGATCCGTGGAGACTGGTGGAAGCACGCACGAATACCTTTTACAATTACAAGATGGTTGAAGTGTCAACTCCAACAATAAAAGGGGCATCAAACATTGAGGAGGCTTTTAATACTGGTACGCAGGAACGCTGGTGTGTGCGGTGTCCGCATTGTGGGGAATATTTCTTTATCACGTTCAATAATATTCGATTTGAAACAGAAGTTAAAAAGGTAAATGGGAAAAAACAGTTTAGAATATCTGAAATAAACTGTGCTTGCCCACATTGCGGATGTGCATCATCAGAACAAGTTATTAGAAAGCAGCCTAAGAAATGGATTGCAGAGAATCCTGATGCATACGAGAAGGGAGTGCGTTCGTTTTGGATTAATGCTTTTGCGAGTCCGTGGATGACATGGGAAAAGATTATTTTAAAATTTCTGGAAGCAGGTACAGACCCAGAAAAACTAAAGACGGTTTATAATACATTGCTGGGACAATTGTGGGAAGATCGCAGTTGCGAAACTAATGAAGAACAGTTGTTGGCAAGAAGAGAATTGTATCATGCGGAGTTGCCAGAAGGAGTCCTTTGTCTTACCTGTGGAGTTGATACACAAGGGAATCGATTGGAATATGAGGTTGTTGGTTATGGATTTCATGAGGAAAACTGGGGAATTGAAAAAGGAATTATTATGGGTGATCCGGCTGAAAATGATACATGGGAGCGACTAGATGGCGTAATAGACCGTTCGTATTCATTTGCAGATGGTAAAAAGTTAAAAATTTCCGTAACATTTATTGATAGTGGTGGAAATCGTACTCAAGAGGTATATGAGCAGTGCAACAAGCGATTACACAAAAGAGTGTTTGCCATAAAAGGAAAAAGTGCAGATGGAATACCATATGTATCATATCCCAAAAAAGTAAATATTTTAAAGGGAAAAGACAGAAAGGTTGTAGTAGGGACTGCATGGCTTTATACTTTAGGCGTTGATGCAGGAAAAGATCATATTATGTCAGGGTTAGATGTGAAGGAGCCTGGAAGTAGGTATTCGCATTTTCCATTAAATGATAATTTAGGATATGATGAAAGCTATTTTGCTGGATTGTTATCAGAGAAAATGACATATGTAAATGGCAAGTGGAAATGGGAAAAAATTCCCGGGCATGAACGCAATGAAGCGTTGGATTGCAGGAATTATGCCAATGCAGCATTTAAGTCATTACGACCAAATCTTGATCGTATTTATAAAATGTTAAAAGATCTTGTGCCAGAGGAGAAGCCCAAACCGAAGAAAAAATATAAAAGTCAAAAACAAAGGCAGTCATTTGATGACGACTGGTAGGTGATATGCATGAAAAGGCTGACAAAATCACAGATTATAAGGCGAATTGAAAAAATTAATGAACGTTTGGAATTCTATTATGCGAAAGAAAGGGAACTGTTGGCAGCAAATGGGATACAAAGTTACACAATCGGTAGTAGGTCAATATCGAGGTACCAATATGGTAATAATATTAAAGAACAAATTGAAAAACTTGAGGATGAACGTGATGAGCTTGAGAATTTGCTAAATGGTATTAATCCAAGGAAAGCGATAGCAGTAGTACCACGTGACTGGTAGGAGGGAAGATGGTATATAATAGTTTACATCTGTCTGGCGCAAAAGGATATGGACAGGCGGGAGCGAGTCATACAAGAAGGGCTTTGAAAGGGTTTAATCCTGCATCGGGAAGCCCACGCGAAGATATTGATGATAATAATTATACTCTACGGCAGCGTGGGCGTATGCTTACAATGTCGGCTCCAATTGCAGCATCTGCAATCAAGACAAATCGTACAAACACTATTGGTTTAGGATTAAAATTAAATCCAAGACCAGATAGGACTATCCTTGGGCTTACATCAGAACAAGCAAAAGAGTGGGAGCGGGGAGTGAAGGCTGAGTTTAAGATGTGGGCAGAACATAAGCAGCGTTGTGATATTACAGGAATCAATGATTTCTATATGATGCAGCAGTTATGTTTTTATTCATGGCTGGCAAGCGGAGATGTGTTTGTTGTGCGCAAGGAAGGAGAAACACCAAATTGTCCATACACTTTGAAATTGCATGTGATAGAGGCGGACAGGTGCAGCACTCCAGCAGATGGACTTGCATTTGCAATAGGGATTACAGAAGGTAAAAATCTTAAAAATGGAAATCGTATATATGATGGAGTGGAAGTAAACAAAGAGGGGGGAGTTGTGGCATATTGGTTTCGCAATACATATCCATACCAGATTACATGTGAAAAAACAGATTGGGTGAGGATTGAAGCTTATGGGAAGAAAACAGGGCTTCCTAATGTAATGCATATTATGAATACAGAAAGACCAGAACAATATAGAGGTGTGACATATTTGGCGCCAATTATTGAGCCATTATTACAACTCAAAAGATATACAGAAGCGGAGATAAAGGCAGCAGTGATACAAGCATTTTTTACTGCATGTATAAAAACAGTATCGCCGACAGGTGAAAATGGAATGCCGTTAGGTGAAGTAGGTGATGGTCAGGAAGCAGATGATCAGGTTAGCTATGATCCGAATGAATACGAGATGGGTTCAGGAACTATGCTTGTTTTAAATCCAGGGGAAAGTATTGAAATGATTGAGACAAAGAGACCAAATAATGGTTTTGAGGCATTTTTCAAAGCTATGTGTAAACAGATTGGCGCAGCGTTAGAAATTCCATCAGAATTGTTGATAAAGGAATTTACAGCAAGCTATTCTGCATCGAGGGCGGCATTGTTGGAAGCTTGGAAAGCTTTTAAGATGTATCGAAATTGGTTCGCCTTTTCTTTTTGTAAGCCAGTGTATGAGATATGGTTATCAGAAGCAATAGCGAGGGGACGAGTAAATGCACCAGGATTTTTTAACGATCCATTAGTGAGGGAGGCATGGCTAGGAAGTGAATGGATAGGACCATCACAAGGGCAACTCGATCCGGTTAAAGAAGTGAATGCAGAGATTCTCTCTATACAAAATGGTTTGACCACCCATGAAACTGCTGCGGCTAAAATTAATGGTTCTGACTGGGATACCAATATAGACCAGTTAGAAATGGAATTTAGAAAAGTAGATGAATTGGAAGATAGATTATCAAAGCTAACAATGATGAAAGAGGAGGACGATAAAGAAGATGATTCAGACAATGCTGAGGAATTATAAGAATGGTCCTGTATCAGTTTCATTCAAGATGCCACAAGATATGAAGCCTTATAATATTATTGATAATGATGATGAGGCAGAAGTCAACATGTATGGCGAGATTGTATCGGAGATACCCACTGATTGGTGGGGGGATAGGATAGAAGGAATGTATATTATCCTTGCTGATTTTCTAAACGATATGGAACAGTTGAAAAGTAAAGCAAAAGTTACATTTCATATCAATTCGCCAGGCGGAGAAGTTTTTGCAGGAGTATCAATATACAATCGAATACGGGAATTTAAAGGAGTTGTTTCCACTGTGGTTGATGGTCTTGCGGCTAGTGCAGCGTCAATTATAGCACAGGGAGGTACCAAAGGTCACAGGAAGGTGTGCAATGGGTCATTAACAATGATACATGGCGCATCTTCCTTTATGTTTGGGCATTACAATGTCAATGAACTAAAGGATAGTATAGCGAAATTGAATGCGATTGATAAATCACTTGCTGATATATACGCAAGTTGTACAGGATTAGACCTCGAAAAGATAAAAAATATGATGACAAAGACTACATGGATGTCAGCACAAGATGCTATTGAGAATGGATTTGCTGATGAGATTGTGGACATGGGGCAGCCTGTGACAATGAGTATTAACAAAAACAGAGACATCATGATTGTTAATGGAGTACCAATGTCAGTAAAAGGGTTTATGAATATTCCTGATTATATACAGGTATATGAGGAAGTAATTGCCAGAAAGCAACCAGATGTTATAAAAAAGGCGCAAACAGGAGGAGGAAAACATATGACTTTGGAAGAATTGATAAAACAGGAACCAGAACTTGTAGACCAGATTCGGAATACTGCTATACAATCGACGCAAACAGACATGCAGCAGGCAATTAGTGTAGCAGTGAATGATGAACTTAATCGTTTGAAATCAATTGATGAAATTGCTGGGAAAATTGTTGATAAGTCTTTGATAGAAAAAGCGAAGTATGGTGAGGTTAAGATGTCTGCAGCAGACCTCGCATTGGAAGCATTAAAGTCCCAGAAGGATTTTGGACAGACATTTCTAGATAACATGAAAGAGGATATCCAAAACTCCGGTGTAATAAAAATTGAACCAGCGCCAACTGGCAATCTGTCAGCAGAGGAACAAGCTAAAAAAGATATTATGGATGGTGCAGCCTTGATAGCTGGTATTGTGCTAGAAAATAAGTAGGGGAGGGATATATTATGACTGGAAGAGAAGTTATCGGAAGCTGTGTGCCAGAAATGCTTATCGCTGATGCAGACTTTGCGATGAGTGTGGTTACTGTGACAATATCTGCGACACCAGATGGTGAAAGGAATCTTGAAAGGGGTTCTGTACTGGCTGCGGATGATGCTACTGGAAAATGTTGTCTGTTAAATGGAGCAGAGGGAACGACAGCAGCATATATTCTGGCAGAGCCTGTAACAACATCACCTTCAGAAGAGGTGGTTGGAGTGGCATATGAGACAGGAAAATTTATTACGCAGAGTCTTATTGTTGAAGACGGATATCAGTTATCTGTTAAAGATTGCAAGGATTTGCGAAAGGCAGGAATATTGATGGAAGGTGCGTTGATATAAAGGAGGAAAAATAGGATATGGCAATTAATATTTATCAAACACAAACTATGATTGCAGCAATGCAACTTATACCAAAGCGACCGACTTTTTTGCGTGATAGGTATTTTGAAACGTCAAATGAGGATATGTTTGTCACAGAGGATGTACTAATTGAGTACAAGGATGAGAAATCAAGAAAAATGGCACCATTTGTGATGCCCAAAAAGGGAGGTATCGCAGTTCCAAGGGACGGGTATAGAACAGAACGACTTACACCGCCATATATTGCACCTGAGCGGACGTTAACTGTAGATGACCTGAAAAAGAAACAGTTTGGTGAAACATTATTTTCACAGCAGTCTCCTGCAGCAAGGGAAGGACAGATTCTGAAAAATGATTTGATAGACTTGAATGAAATGATTGATACAAGTGAGGAATGTATGTCATCACAGACACTCTTTAACAATGGGTATTCTTTCCGGCAATATGCGGATAAATATGGTTCAAGCGAATATGAGGAATATGAGATTCATTTCTATGATGGTGACCAGAACACGGCAGTATATGTGCCATCAGCACCGTGGAGCAGGAAAAATGATGTGATTATTAGTGATTTACATGTTATAGCCAAAATGTTAAAGAACCGTGGGCTAAGAGCGTCAGATGTGATTTTTGGAGATGATGTTGCGGATGTGCTTATCAATAATGAATATATTCAGAAATTACTTGATAACAGAAGATTGAATCTTGCAGATATAAATCCGCAACAACTGCCTGATGGAGCTACTTCATATGGAAAAATTAATTGTATGGGAATCATGCTTGAATTGATTTGTTATTCTGAGGAGTATGTGGACATTGATGATGGTAAAACAAAATCCTTTGTTCCACAAGGGAAAATTACTGTGACAGCACCCAAGATGGGAAGATGTATGTATGGCGCGATTACCCAAATGGAAGAATCAGACAAACAGTATTATACATACGTAAACAAAAGAGTACCACATATCACGTACAATACACATGATAGTGTGCGGACCCTAGCACAGAAAGCAAGACCAATGATAGTTCCCAAGTATAAGGATTCAGCAATCAGTGCTACTGTGCTTTACTAAAGAACATTGTAGCAGAAAGGAATGAGTGAGTGTATGTTAATTAGAATTTTAGCAGGTACATACGGGCATAGACCAGATCCAGAAAAAAGTTATATTGATAAAAAAGATAAAAACAGTGAGCCGTTTGAGGTAAGTGATAAGGAAGCTACAAGGCTAATTGGGCTTGGAATTGCCGAATTGGTATCTACCAATAATGAACTGTGTTCGGGAATACATACCTTTTGTGAAAATCCAATTACGCAGGAAGCTCTTGAACAGTTGCCTATTCAGAAATTGAGGAAGATGGCGAAAGATTTAGGACTACCTGCGGATGGAAGTAAAGCTGTACTGGCAGATAAGATTAGAACTGCAAGTATAAAGTTTCAAGAGGAGCAGGAAAAAAAGGGTGACAGTTTGCCAGATGAAAACGAGAATACGGATATGACCCCAGATAATGAAAGGCCACCATTCCTGCAGGCAGCAGAACCGGAGGTATAGTGATGTCGGTTTTTCAAAATATGGTCAAACAGGATATGAAGGTATTTTTCAACTCAGATGAATTTGGGGAGGAACATAATATTGATGGAAAGACAATTATATGCATTATAGATGATCAAACAAATCGAGACAGAAAAGGCGGTACAGAGTTCGCAGTTGCTCAATCAACATTATTTTTATTTGCACGGAGCGAAGACTTGCCGCCTTATAAGGAACCAGGAGAGGAACTTCGAGTGGATGGGGTTCCTTATACAATCGAAACATGGGATGAGGATATGGGAGTATCTTCAGTGTCATTATTTATCAATACATAAGGGAGAAATATGGCAATAACAGATTCAATGATAAAAATAGCTGATTGGTTGAATGAAGTGGTGTGTCCGAAGTATAAATTCAAGGTTCCACCTGAAGGTAGGATACAGGATGGTGACAAAAGACAAATATTGGCACCAATGGATGACAAATACCAATATCAAGAAGTAAATCCATATGCATTTGCATTGTTTCTGCCTACAAAAGATAAAATACCACCGCCAAAGCACCCAAATATGCCATCTGTGTGCGTGCAGCTTGTAAGTGGTTCTGACGATTTCTTGAAAGGCAGCAGAGATATGACAATCAATCTTGCCTGTTCTTGCTGGAATCCGGGTATTCATGTTCAAGATATCTATTTTCCGAAGGGAAGGCAACCAAAGGAGATGCCGCATTTTGAGCCAGCATATACAGGGTGGATGGATGCGTGGAATTTGGTAGACGGAATTTTGCTAAGACTAGAGGCAATTAACAATATTGAGTATATGCAGATTGTAAAAGATACTCCGGTTACATTTGGCTGTTATAAAGAGCAGGATAATATACCAGATTTTTATCCATATTGGTTTGCATGGGTGCAGTTTAAAGTTCGTTCACTATTTTATAGAAACAATGAAGTAGAAAAATTTTTATAGGAGGTGTATATAATCATGGCAAATGAGTATTTGTATGGTGCATATGGCAAGCTTGGGCAGACCATAGCACGCAATGCTGTGCAGGCAGGTACAGTTCCTGTCTATGTGGGTACAGCGCCTGTAAACCTAATTAAAGGTTATAAAAAACTAGGTATTGTCAATACGCCTGTAAAATTGTCCAATCTTCCCAATGCGCAGCAGACAATAGGGTATTCAAATAATTGGGAAAAGTTTACACTCTGCGAAGCAATATCAGCTCATTTTAATAACATATTGGGAAATATAGGACCTGTGTATGTAATCAATGTGCTAGATCCTGATATTAATAGAAAAACGCAGGAGGATGCTACAAATATCAATTTGGTGTTTTCTAACGGTCAGGCAACAATCAAAAGTGATACCATTATACTTGATACACTTGCTCTAGAAGGATTTGCTGAAGGCGTTGATTATTTGGTTGATTACAACTATACCAGTGGAATAGCGGTTATAAAATCAATTGGTGCAGAAAAAATTGATGGCACAGTATCGGCTAGTTATTTGGACGTTGATTTTGATGGAATTGATGCAGACGCTATCGTAGGAGGTGTCACAGCAAGTGGGGAATATTCGGGACTTGGAGTCTTACAATTGCTGTATCAGGAGTATTATCAGGTATGTAACTTGCTGATGGCACCTGGATGGAGTCATATACCTAAAGTGTATAATGCAATGCTTACAGCCGCAGAGCAGATCAACGGACATTGGGATGCGTTTGTGTTGGCGGATATTCCATTAGAAAGAGAAGAAGATGGAGAGACAATATCCATTCAGACGATTGATGAAGCAAAAGACTGGAAGCTGCAAAATGGATATAACAGTGAACGGAGTAAAGTATTCTGGCCGATGGGAAAAGACAATAGCGGAAAGGTATATCATCTTTCTACACTAGCAGCAGTAGAGTTGATGCGGATTGATTATATTCATGCATCTGTACCATTTGAAACATGTGGAAACAAGCAGATACCAGTTGTCAAACAATATTTTGGCAAGTCTTCAAAAAACAAGGGATTTGACCAAATTACAAGTAAAGAGCTTACCTCAAATGGCATTAGCACCTGTGTGTTTTGGGGCGGAAACTGGGTTCTTTGGGGAGACCACACAGCAGCATATGCATATGGGGCAGATGTAGACCCAAGAGCAATATTTGATGTTTCTATGCGAATGTTATTTCATATTACAAATAGTTTTCAACGCGAATGGGGAATTGCGATAGATAAACCATTTACAAAGCAGCTTAGGGACAGAATTATCAATAGAGAGCAGGAAAAGTTAGATGCGCTTGTGGCGCAGGGGGCGTTAATTGGAAATCCTACTGTGTTGTTTTTGGAATCTAACAATAGCACAGAAGATATGATGAATGGTGATTTTAGATGGGATATTCCTGTAACGCCTACACCGCCATTGAAAAGTGCAACGGTATATGTTGCCTATACAGATGAAGGTTTTTTGGCGTACTTTAACAAGGAGGGATAGGGATGCCAGTAGTGACAGATATTAGAGGACCCGTAAATGGTACCACAGTGTATATAGATGGAATACTTGTTGCAAGAAATACAACAATTACGCTGCCAGAGATAACACATGTGATAGCAACCGTACAGACTGCGTTAGGAGAACATGAAGTACCATTATTTGGGCTTGTGGAATCTATGGAAGCGACTATTAAAAAGATTGGGGCGGATTCAGGTCTTGCGAGAGCCTTAGGCATGGAGACAAAAACATATGAATTTCGATGGGTTCAGCAGGTAACGCCCATTAATGAACCTGATCACATTGAAGGTTGTAAAGCCTTTATACGTGGCATTCCGAAAATAGTAGCACCATCAATAGAGATTAGCCCGGGTGAGTCTGTTGAGGTAGATATTCCACTATCAGTAACAAGGTATCAGCTTTTCGTAGGGGGAAATGAATTGCTAATGGTCGATAAGATGGCGGGGATTTGCAAGATTAATGGAGTGGATTATGCAGCCAGCTTAAACAGCTTGTTATAAGAGTGTACATCTTGAAAGGGAAAGATATTGAGAAATTTACTTATTTTTAGGAGGATTTTTAATAATGAAACAAAAATTAGAGCTTAAAAAGCCCATCTTGATCAATGGGAGTAGTTATAAGGAACTGGAATATGATTTTGATGAGATTACCTGTGAGGATTACGCTATGGCAGCAGCTTATGCTGATGCAAAATCATTAGCTGCCTCACAACAGGGAAAACCGAATGCATCAGTTATGGAGCAAAATATCAATTTTCTAATGTATCTTGGAATGTTTGCTATTAAGGCATCAAACAAAGAACTTGTTGACATTTCAGATTTGGAACGTATCAAGGGATTTGATTTAGTAGAAATTACAAGGCTTGGAAGAAATTTTATCATGGGGAGATCGGTGGAACCATCAGACCAAAACAGCTTAGAAGGGCAATCCGAAGTTACTCCCGTTTTTACCACACAGGAATTAAAGAAATAGAAAGAATGAGCCTTATCGGGTTTCTTAAAGAGTTTGCAGAGGCAGTAGAGGATATCAAAGAGGAAAACGAGAAACACAAAAGAAGTGTAGAAGCTACAAGAGTGCAGAGCAGAAGAAGGGGGCGCAGGTAACTTGTGGGAAGAAACAGGACACTTGAAGCAATTGTCAGTATTGCAGGACAACTGGACCCATCACTTGCCAAATCAATTAGTGATGCACAAAAGCAATTTAGTGGATTAAAGGTTGGTATAGCAGCAATTTCTACAGTAACAGTGGCAGCAACTGCAGCGGTTGTAAAATTTGGGGCAGATGCTGTAAATAATGCAGTAGAATTTGAAACACAGATGGCAAATGTTTCTACATTGTTGGATGGTACGACAGAGCAGGTATCGGAAAGAATTGGTGAACTTGGTGATGATGTATTAGCAGTTTCAAACAATACAGGGGTAGCTACAGATGAGTTGACAGATGGATTGTATCAAATTATATCTGCTGTTGGTGATAGTGAAGATGCGATTGACCAGATGGAGCTTGCGGCAAAAGCGGCAGCAGCCGGAGGTGCAACCACAACGGATGCAATCAATCTTTTGACAGCGGTGACAAAAGGCTATGGAGATACTTCGGCAGACGCATTCCAAAAGGCATCTGATTTATCCTTTATGACAGTTAAATTGGGACAAACATCTTTTCCAGAACTTGCGAGTTCCATAGGCAAAGTAGTTCCGTTAGCTTCTGCGCTGGGCGTTGAACAGGAAGAACTATATGGTGCATTTGCAACACTTACGGGTGTAACAGGAAGTACGGCGGAAGTGTCAACACAGATGAAGGCTGTTATGTCAGGCTTAATGAGTCCGACCGATGGAATGACAAAGGCGTTAAATTCTCTTGGTTATGTAAATGCAAATGCAGCGCTGGAGTCTCTTGGTCTTCAAGGAACACTGGAGGCATTGGGAAGTACTGTAAACGGTGATACGCAGGCGCTCGCCAAGATGTTTTCCTCGGTTGAGGCACAGACAGCCATACTTGCATTGTCAGGGGCACAGGCTGGAAATTTCGTAGAAAAGACAGCAGCAATGTATGAGGCGACAGGCGCGACAGAGGCGGCATTTGCAAAACAGACAGATACTCTTGAATATACGATAAAGTGCATAAAAAATCTTGGAAAAAACTTTATGACAAGTATTGGGAGAACAATACTGCCAATTATAAAAGACATTGCGCAAAAACTTCTGCCTGTCGTGCAGAGTGGATTAGAACACATACAGCCTATTATTGAGAACCTATACTCCGCATTATCTCCAGTTATTAATGTAGTAGGTGACTTTATCTTAGGGCTTATGCCAAGCTTTGAGGGAAAACTTGACGCTATGTGCGGGCTATGGGAAAGAATGCAGCCTGTTCTGGGAGAATTGGCAAAGAAGTATATGCCCATATTTCAGAATATTTTAGGCAAGGTTGGAGGTTTGTTTGAGAAAATTGCACCTGTAGTATCACAATTTGTTGAATCGCTTTTACCTATTCTGGCTCAACTTTTAGACGCATTAGCGCCTATTATAAATACAATTGTGGATTCATTAAGCCCAGTGTTTGATATGATAGGAAATCTTGTATCTTCATTACTTCCAGCCCTGGCAGAATTGATAGGATTTCTTGCAGATATATTCGAGGTAGCAGCGCCATATATTTCAGAGATAATAGGAGGCGTATTGGAGCGAATAGTTTCTGTTGTAGGAAATATTATAGGAGTTTTTACGGGGTTATGCGACTTTATATCTAATGTATTTGCAGGGAACTTGGAAGCAGCATGGAACGGAATCGTATCATCATTGGCCAATATTATCAAGGGTATAGCGAATTATGCATTGTTGTTTATCACCCCTGTGGTTGAAATCATTAATGCAGTGATAACAGGTATCAATGGCATTGCAATTCCTGATTGGGTACCAGGAATAGGAGGAAAGTCTCTTAATATTCCAACAATTCAGCTTCCGCAGTTGGCAGCGGGTGGTTTTACAGATGGTGTATCAATCGCTGGTGAAGCAGGAACAGAAGCGGTTATATCCTTTACCAGTGCATACAGGGATGAAAATATCGGTTACTGGTCAGAAGCTGGGCAGATGCTTGGCGTTGATATGCGAATGCTGGAAGTGGCAATGGCTGTGGCGTCTGTATTTGATGATAAGCTATTGACATCAGATATACCATTTTATGCCAGTGGGGGATTTACACAGGGGCTGTCAATCGCTGGCGAAGCGGGAACAGAAGCAATAATATCTTTTGACAAGGCACATCGAAATGAAAATTTAAGTTATTGGGCAAAGGCTGGACAGATGCTTGGCGTTGATGACTCATTGCTGAACCTCCTTGAATCAGGTATTCCCAGTAGTCAAAATATGATATTTAACATAACGTTTTCGCCACAAATTACAATTAACAGCACAGAATGTATTGAGTTTGATTTGATGGAAAAACTTAGAGAGGAGGAAGAGAACCTAATGGATATGTTGGAAGATATGATTGAAAGGAGAGGCGGGGATCAATATAGGGCAAGTTTTGGTTAACGGTTATCAGGAATATGTGACACAAGAAGGAGATGCCTATGATGTATTGGCAATTGACTTTTATGATGATGAAATGATGGCTTCGTATATAATACAGGCAAATCCACAATATATGGAAACATTAATTTTTGAGGCGGGTATAAGACTACAGATTCCTGTATTAGAAAATATAGAACGACCAACAACATTGCCGCCGTGGAGACAATAACAATGAAGTTGTTTTATGAGGGAACTGACATTTACAATAAAATATCTTTAAATACATGTATATATAATTCTTATGGGGAACAACAATCGGATACTCTGCGAGTGGTGTTTAACGACGGAAATGATTTATGGGACAGATGGAAACCACAAAGAGGAGACAGAATAGCTGCCATATTAGGAACTTGTGATACTGGAGAAATGTGTATAACAAGTGTAAGACCTGAAAATGGCAAAATATGTTTACGAGCAAGTTCTGTACCTCAAAATCATAATAATAAATGTAATAAATCATGGCAAAATATTCGTTTTAAGCAACTTTGCGAGGAAATTTCGGTTAGACACGGGCTGGTATGTGATTTTTATGGTGTTCAAGATCAGGTATATGAGTATGTAAATCAACAAAATAAAGAAGATTTCATATTTTTGTCAGAGCGTTGCATATTAGAGGGATGTTCTTTTTTGGTATATAACAAAAAAATGATTGTATATAGTGAGTCATTTATTGAATCAACAGAGGCGGATATAACGTTGAAAATTAAAAATGACAAACATTTTGAGTACAAAGATGAATCAAATGATGTTTATAGTGTATGCATTGTCAAAAATGGAAGATTGACGGGGAAATATAGTGTGTCTAGTGTACCAGAAAAAGTATTGACAAAGGTAATTAATGTGAATATGTCAAGTCAGGCGGAAGCAGACAGATATGCGAAGAATTTACTGCGTTACGAAAATAAGAGAATGTCATCAGGAACGATTGATTATGATCGTTTTCTAGGTGGGTATGCAGCAGGAAGTGTTATTAATTTAGATACACCTGGAGTGAGTAGCTGGAATGTACCAGTTTTTTTAACACATGTGCGACATGATATGGTAAAGGCACGAACAAAACTTTTTTTCCGAAAAATATTGGAGGGATATTAATGAGTGTGGTACAGAAGGGTATTGTGCTTACTTTAGAAGGTGAAACTGACAAGAATGGAAATCTTACAAAAGCAAAAGTACAATCTATGTCTGCCGAAGGAACATCAACAATGCCAATTACGATCCCGTGGTATCTCAGGGGAGAGATGGGAAAACTCGAAAAAGGTACAGAAATTGCGTTTGTGGTGTTTGATGATACTACTGGAATAATTGTATCTAGGATAGATGGAAACTGGGATGGGACAATTGAGGATAATGTTACCATTAAGGGTAATTTGAATGTCAGAAAAGATTTAAAACTTGGAGATAATATCTTATAATTCGGAGGTATTTGTGATGGCAATGGCTTATTGGAATGGTATGGTGTGGGAATGCAATCCAAGCGTTATTACCTACCTAGAATCATTGTCAACAGCATATTCAATAAAAACAGATACAAATGCAGATAAGGAAGGAAATGCGCCAACAGAACAGGTGGCGTTGTCTGATGAGGAAATATCATTATCGACAACATATCGTATTGAGACTGGGACAAATAATATCAGAGAGATTATTGACCAATGGAAATCAATGATAGGTTTGGCGTCCCCGCTAATTATAGGAAGTGAATTATTTGGACCAGACAATGTTCAATTGCAAAGTGTATCTGTGGGAAGTATTTCAATACGTCCAGATGGTACATTTACAGCAGCAACGCTTTCCTTTAAATTTAAAGAATTTAAGGAAACTGTGACGGAAATTAAAAGCAAGGCAGTTACAGGATCTAAAAACAGCACAAATACTGTCAGTGCTGTTTTTGTCAAACCAAGTAAAGCTGATAAAGCTGCAAGAAAAAGGCCAAGGGGATATATTAAGCGTGAATAAAAAAGGAGATATTGGAATATGCGAGCGAATGGAAACGGATTGCCTATGCAGTGTGTAGCAAATTTGGTGCGTATTGTTAGAGGTGAGTGTGTATATGATAGAATAAAAGGTATTGACTCGACTCTGATTGATAAACCAGAACCAATAGCAAAACCGTTACTAATAACTGATGTAAGATGGCTTATAAAAACTTATGAGCCAAGAGTTAATGTAAATGAAATAGATTTAATAGGGTTGCTCGCACGGGAAGGAAACTTTCGGCTCAACATTAATACTGTTGTGAAAGGATAGAGGGGTATGTCTGAGCTAACATTTCTAGAAACAAATTCAGAGAAAATTTATAATACAGTGATAACCTCGTTGGAAAAATCGGTAGGTGAGCCTCTATACCCAGGAGATGAGAGACGGATATTCGGAGATGCCCTTGTGGCTGTCGTATTAGCTATTTATAGTAAGGCTAATGATGCGTGTAAACAGAAAATGTTAAAATATGCAAGAGGAGCGGTATTGGATGCATTAGGGGAAAGATATGCGTGTCATCGTATTTCGCCAGTATCAGCGAAAACAATATTCCGTTTTTCACTTGATTCCGCGATTACTACAAATATTATTATCCCTGAAGGAACAAGGGCAACGCCTGATAACGAAGTGTACTTTCGGACAACAGAGTTAGCGGTATTGCAGGCGGGTGCAGTATTCGTAGATATTCCGGCAGAATGTACTATTGTGGGTGAAGCATATAATGGATATTTAGTAGGAGACATCAATAGACTGGTTGACCTAATTCCTTTTATAGATTCAGTAAAAAATATTACTGTTACATATGATGGCAATGATGGTGAACCATATCCGGAAGAGGACGGCGGGATTGGCGACGAACATTATCGTGGAAGAATTAGACTTGCACCTACAGCTTTGTCTGTGGCGGGACCAAGAGATGCCTACGAGTATCACGCGAAATCTGCTGATGCATCTATTGCTGATGTTGCAATAATATCAAGTGTTCAAAGAATAAGTAAGATAATAAATGTTAGAGAAGGTCATGCTTACATTGGTGGAACAGGTTATGATCCTGCGTCGGTGGTTATTGAAGGTGCAGAATGGGGAATTGACTATCATGTAGTATACGAGGATGAAATATTAAAAATAGAAATATCTCCAGAAGGCGTGTTACAACAGAATGGGCAACTTAATGTGTCTATTAAACGAGATATGGCGGGAGTTGTTCTGATAGTTCCAATTTTATATGGTGGGAAAATACCAGGAGACGATATTATTGAGAAGGTTTATAATGCTTGCAATGCAGATGATGTGCGTCCAATGACAGATTTAGTGATTGTGCAACCACCAACTGCGGTACAATATGATATTCATATAAAATATTATACTACTGTAGATGAAGAGTTTGATTGTATTGAGGCAATTGAAGGAAAAAACGGAGCGATTGATAAATATAAAGAGTGGCAAGGAACAAAAATGGGAAGAGCAATAAATCCAGATAAGCTTCGTTCTTTCTGTCTTTCGCCTAAAAGTGGTATTGGATGTACAAGAATTGAAGTTATATCACCCGTATATAAGGAACTTAACAATACACAGATAGCTTCACTTCATACGTTAACAGTGTCTCATGTGGTAGAGAGGGATTGATAATATGGACTTGACGACAATGGACTTTGTTAAGATGCTACCATTTTTTATGCAGACAGATGACGCTGATATTGGACTAGCAGGAGCAGTAGATATAATATCGGAGGAAATATATTCTAAAATTATTTTGTTCACAACATGGGATAAAATAGATGTTCTGTCTTCTGACGAATTGGATGAACTGGCAGAAGAATTGCATATAAGTTGGTATGAAAAAACATCTGCAATTGATATACGACGAAGCATCATAAAAGAATCCGATCTTGTACATGCAAAACTAGGTACAAACTGGGCTGCAAAACAGGTGATTAATAAATATTTTGGAGAAGGAGAAATAGTAGACTGGTATACCTATGGTGGAGAACCAGGACATTTCAAGGTTCAAACTTTAAATCAGAGTATTTTAAAAGAGAAGTATGAGCAATTTATATCCATATTAGACAAAGTAAAAAGAAAAAGTGCACAGATGGATTCGATTGAACTAATAATGGATGGTCTGATAGAAGGAAAAACATATTTGGCAACCACAAACAGTGAGCTAATAACTACACATGTAAGGAGGTGAGAACGGTGGCTTTTCAGGACTATTTGACTGTGGAGGGAGAAAGGATGCTTGCAAAGGCAGTCGCAGGAAATAAAATTAGATTTACGAAGCTGGTGATGGGGTCTGGCGAGATTGCAAATGGTTTCTCTGAAAAAAATGTAAAACAGGTGATAGCTCCTGAACATGTAATTGATATTGGTGGAGTTTTGTTAAACGGAAATGATTCTGTGCTTGTAGTTGCAGTATTTACAAATGCAGAGATTTCTAAAGGGTTCTATTTCAGGGAAAAGGCTATTTTTATTTCTGATGGAACAGAAGAGGTTTTGGCCATTTATGGAAATTCCAGAGAACAAGCTGAGTACATTGATACATCATCATTTACTATTATTGAAAAACGCATACGGTCCATCATAAAGCTTACGCAGTCAGAACTTAGTAATATTGTATTGTCAAGTGCTATTTGTGCAGTGGCTCCAATAATAACAGGAAATAAGATAGATGATTTTATTGGCACATCAAAAGTGGATATCATAGAAGTTGGACAAGTGCTGATAGCCAACAAGGAGGTATATACTTACATTGGAGATGATCCTCATAATATAGATTGTTATTATAGTTGTGGTAGACCGAAATATGATTTAGCTGACGTTAGAAAGGCTTTTGAGAAAGTTTTCAATTTCCAAGGGCAAGTTGAGATAGAAGGATTTAATGTAGCTATGCCTTTTTATAATATATTTACTTTCCTAAATGGGAGCTACAATGATTATAGTACAGTCAAAATGGCTGAATATGACAATGCATTTAAGATTGCAGAAAGTTTTTATATGAAGTTTAACCTTGCGCTTGGCAGCGCGCAAGATTATTCTAGTGGGACAGTTGGATATACTCAGAATAAGTTTGATATTGAACCTGCATTTAATTATGTATTTAACAGGAAGATTGTGGAATCATTTGCTTCATTATCATCTGTAGAAATACAAAAGGCGATCAACACCCAATGGACAGGAGAAGCATCAGATAATCCATTTGCGCTGACCCCAGAAGAAATACAAAAAGCAATCAATACTCAATGGACAGGAGAGACATCTACGAATCCATTTGCAATAACGGCATTACAAATATCGAACATAGTAAATAATAATTGAGGAGGAACGAATATGAATGAGGAATTAATGAAATTTTTAGATACAGTAGGGCTAACACAGTTATGGAATGAGATAACCGCAGCATTTGTAAAGAAGGCAGAGGGAATGGGATTGTCTGCAAATGATTTTACAGATGATCTAAAAGCTAAATTGTCTGCAATTAATGTCAAAGACATTAAAGTGAATGGTGAGAAGGTTCAAGCAGATAATGAAGGGGTAGTCTCTCTTACAATTCCAGAAGGTGCACTTGCAAGAAAAGATAAGGTGACAGTGGATGACCTTGCAGATGCGTTGCTTGCTGTGTTGAGTGGAAAAGCAAACAGTGCGACAAGTCTTGCAGGATATGGAATTGCTGATGCATATACCAGAGAACAGACAGACAATGCCATTAAGACAGCCGTTGCAAGAGTCTATAAAATACAAGGAAGCATTATGTTTGAGAATCTGCCAATTGAAGGAATGGCAGCAGGTGATGTCTATAACATTTCACAGGAGTTTACGACAGACAATCGATTTGTTGAAGGCACAGGGCACAAGTATCCTGCTGGTACAAACGTATGTTGGACAGATACTGGATGGGATGCAATGGCAGGCGTATATGATTTTAGCGGTTTTGTGAAAAAGGAAGCATTAGTGGCTATTACACCTGAAGAGATTGCGGCAATCTGTATTTAAAATGCAGATGCCGTTATGGCATTGTTATGAGGAGGTGAAGCGCAATTGGAAGAAAAAATAAAAATTTTTGATTCTAAAAGCCTGAATGCCTTATGGGACAGGATAAAAGAAAAGTTTGTTCCAGCAGGAAATGCTGGAATAGGAACTGTGGAAAAAGAGGGGTTTACAAAGCTGTATACAGGAACTGGTACAAATACAGATGGTGCAATGACACAAAAGGCGGTAACGGAAACATTCACTAACCTTGAAAATACAGCTAGTACAGCTTTTTGTACAGTTTTCACTAAGCTATAGGAGGTATTGGTATGTTAAACGAGATTTGGGTAACAGTGTTTACCCTTATAAAATCCATTGTAGGAGATGTAGATGTAAAAAACAAAGGCACCCTTCAGAAACAAATAGATGATTGTTTTACATCTGCCAGTAACGGAAAAGAATTGGTTGCAAACGCCGTCACTGGCAAAGGGGTTCCAACATCAAAATCAGATTCGTTTGCAACAATGGCAGCAAATATAGGAAATATTAAGACAAGTCCAAGGCTACAGGCAAAGAATGCAGCTCTAAGTACAACAGCGCAGACGATAAAACCGGATACAGGATACGATGGGCTGTCACAAGTGTCCGTTCCTGCCGTGTCTGGAACAGCAGGGGTAGGAGATGTGATCTCAGGAAAGACTTTTAGTAGTGGTTCTGCTGGTATAAGCAAGACTGGCACAATACCAAACAAAGGAGCATGGACGGGGACAGTTGCAGCAGCATCTAAGACCACCATACCAGCAGGATTCCACAATGGAAGTGGTTATATACAATGTAATGATAAAGGATATAACCAAGGTGTAATAGATGCAGATAATAGAGTAAATGTAAATAGTGCCAATTATAAAGGTGGATACAATGCAGGGCTAAGTGCAGCCGATGGGCGAGTGAATACAAATAGTGCCAATTACAAGGGTGGGTATAATGCTGGAATGAGTGCCGCTGATGGCCGAATAAACACAGATAGTGCCAACTATAAAGGTGGCTATAACGCAGGGGTAAGTGCCACCAAAAAAGGAACAGCAGGCGCGGGAGACGTGCTATCTGGAAAGACATTTACAAATAGTAGCAGTGTAAATACAAGTGGAACAATGCCCAATAAAGGGAACACAACACAAGATGCGGGAGCAACCACACAAGATGATACCTATACATATTTGTCGATTCCTGCTAATGGGTTTTACAACACCAATAGTAAAATTAGGACAAAAAATAGTAATTTATCACAAAAACTTCAAGTTCCAAATTGTTTCTGGCTATCTGTAACAGGATCTGGAAATTCTGGTAATGGTACATCTGTAACAGGATCTGGTGGTATATGGTTAGACCTCACAAATGTCAATAAATTAAGTTTTTCGGATATAAGTGTTAGTGGTTCCCCTAGCACACATTCTATAGATTTAAAACCTAAATATGAAGGGCATTCTAGTAACGCTGAAACTGCTGTACGTAGTGTTATCATGAATAATGGATCGACTGCTGAACTTGATGTTAGTGATTTAACTGGAGTTTATTATCTTGTAATTATAGCCAGCGCAAAACCAAGTAGTGGTTATAAAACATATAAAATAAGTGCAAAATGTACAGTGTCTTAAGGAGTAGTTGCTTAAATATTTCATTATAGAGAGTATCAAGTTTACGTTAGCACCTTCATGAAACATTTAAACAATATATTTTACGCAATTCCGTATGCTGCATATCGATACAAACACGAATATTTAAAAGTTATTGTGGCGTCAGGAGGAACATCTGTATATACTTTTATCCATGCACTTGAGTGAGGTTCCTCATTTCCTGCACTATAACCATGACTAAATGATACAGTTCCTTTATTACAGGAGGCGCTTCCTTCTTGTGTATAACCAGTTGAAAAATCTGCTGAAAAAAGAACCAAAATTTTATATGATTTAGTAGTTTTGAAAGTTTTAGTTGTATTAGTATCTGCTGAAACAGAACCACCACTGCCTTTCGCAATTGATTCAATGTTTGAACTTAAATTACTATTTATTGGCTTAGATGATTATAGAAAGGAAACTTAAATGAGCGAAATCTATATTGAACAAATATCCACAGAGAGAGCAGTCTACTTTGAAAATGAGTATTTAGGTGAAATTCCAGCCGGATATTATAATTGTTTCCAAAGAGAGATATTGAATATTGAGAAGTCAAAGAATTTAAAGATTTTAAGAAAGGCAGGTTTTATATAATGAAATATCAAGTTATTATTGTTCTCGACGAATCCAGAAACAAAAGTTACTATTATGCTTATGTTGCTGAAAACGGCAATATCGAGTGTGAAGAACTGCCACCCTATGCAGATATTAATAAAGCACATGCTTGTTATTGGAACGGGAAAAAGTGGGTGTTTGATCCTGAAAAATATGCTGAGATCGAGGCTATCCAGATAGCTGAAAAAGAGGCGACAGAAAAAGCGGAGACAGAAGCAAGAGCAGTTCCAACGAGTGCAGAGTTGGCAATAGCAGTTATGGAGCTTGGAGACAATGTAAGTTTGCTTATGGATGCTGTGTCAGAATTAGCCAATGAAGTCGCAGCAATGAAGGGAGGTGAATAAATATATGGCAAGGTTTTATTACAAACGTATTATAGCAGGACTTATGACTATTGAACAGGTTCCAGCATTATGGCGTGCACAGGTACATGCAATGTTAGAAGCAGAATAAGAAAAGAATAAAAAGAACAGATGTAGAAACTGTTCGTATATTCCTGTTTATTGGGTATGCGGGCAGTTTTTATTATGTGTGGAAAGGAAAAGCATGAAGTTAAAGGTTTTATCAATTATTGGAGTTATTGGGAGTCTTATATCATCTCTGTTTGGTGGTTTTGATGCTGCGCTTGTCACATTACTAATCTTTATGGGAATTGACTATATAACAGGTTTGATTGTGGCAGGAGTATTTCATGCAAGTAAAAAAACCCAGAATGGTGCACTGGAAAGTCGTGCTGGGTGGAAAGGTTTATGCCGTAAGGGTGTTACATTGCTAACTGTTCTTGTTGCCTGCCGTCTTGACCTTATTATGGGTTCTAATTTTATCAGGGATGCAGTGGTGATTGCTTTTATCGCAAATGAGACAATCAGCATTATTGAAAATGCAGGTTTGATGGGAGTACCCATTCCATCAGTTATTGTGAGATCAATTGAAGTGTTAAAACAAAAGTCGGAAAATGAGGGTGAAGAGAATGAATGAAGAAACGAGATTGGAAGTAATCAAGGCAATTGCATATGGTGAAGATGTAGAAGATATTGCCAATATGGCAGAAGTAGATACAGCAGAAATTGAAAAAATCAGAGATGATTATGCCAATGAGATTAACACTCGGCGAAAAGCTATGGAGGAAAAAGATGATGGTAAATAAAAAGGCAATACAGCTTTTAGAATATACTATGCTTCCTGTGAATGGAAGCGATATATCCTATTACCAAGGGGATATTGATTTTGAAATTATGAAGGCGGCTGGTATAAAAGTGATCATTATTAGGGCAGGGTATGGCTCTACAGTGGACAAGCGTTTTATCAGTTATATCAATGGAGCGATAAAGGCGGGGCTTGCAATTGGTGTATATTGGTTTATCTATGCACGAGATATTGCGGGTGTTATTAATAATGCAGAAAAATGTTTGGAGGTAATTTCGCCCTACAAAGAGTATATTGTATGTGGGGTATGGGCTGACTGGGAATATGACAGTGATAGATATGCAGGTATACTAACCCCAGGTACGCGGTCTAGCATGGTAGATACTTTCAATCAGACTATTGAGGCTGATGGGTATGAGTCGGGAATTTATTCCAATCAAGACTATATCCAGTCAGGGAAGTTTAAACCACAGCTTATATTAAAGTATCCTCTTTGGTTTGCGAAGTACTCTTCAAGCATTGGTAACTATGCAAGTAAAGGAAAACATAGTAGACCATATTTGTGGCAATATAGTTCTTCGGGAAATGGATCTATATATGGGGTAACTTCAAAACTGATTGATTTAAATAGAGTTTATATTGACATAGAATCTAAATCAGCAATTGCACCTGTAGATGAAGTATCTCAAGATCCAGATAAAATTAAAGCATCCGATAATCCATATCCAGAACCAACACGAACGATATACTACATTCCAGGTAAATCCATCATGTATGGAGATGATGTAAAGTGGGTGCAATGGCACTTGTGGCGATTTGGACTCTTTCTAGATGGAAACGAGAAGCCTGATGCAGCACAGATAGACGGTAAGTGGGGACCAGCATCGGACAAGGCACTTAACATAGCACAAGAAGTACTAAAATTAATTCCAGATAAAAAGTGCGGACCGAAAACAAGATCGATATTTAAACAGATATGATAATCATCTGAACAAAAATTTGCTAAGTAATATATTCTGATTATTCAGAAATTTTAAAGACCTGGTGTTACAAACTAATTAGAAGTAACATCAGGTCTTTTTTTGTTGTGATATTGAAATATATAAAGTGATTAATTTATGCTATGCTTTGTTTACGTCATTTTTGTGAAAAGTTTTATGGATTATATATTAGTAAGAAAAAGCTTATTTTGTACTATATATAAATAGGAAGGATACTTTATGACTAAAAACTTTATGTTGATTGTAAGTATGAGAGATATTATAATGAGAATAAAGGAAGGACAAAGGAGGCTTGTGATGGAACTGTTTAATATTATTTGTGGAATATGTTCTATAGCAGGATTACTGGTATCTGTATTTACAGCAGGTAAGGTGATTAAAATCAGCAAAACGTTTAATTGTGGAAATTCAGATGATCATTCAAAAGTTGTCAATAGAGGCAGAAAGAATGCATACAATAGTTCATATGTAGGAAGGGATAGCGTAAATGGGACCGGAAACAGTAAATAAAAATAGAGATTGTGAGTTTAATGGACCATATGCAGGGCGTGATTTGTATATTACAATGTATCAGGAACCAGAACGTGAATTTGTTGTTACACATAAGACCGACATAAAACCAGTTTCTTATTTTTCAGGAAGAGAGAAAGAACTGCAGGACTTGCGTCAGAAAATAGAGGAGGGACGCAAGGCTGTTCTGGTGAGTGGTATGGGTGGAATTGGCAAAACGCATATATGTAGAAAGTTATTTGAGGAATATTATATTAGGCATGAGAAAGGTGAAGATAGGCTTTTCAGTCATATTGGATATATTGAGTATAATGATGACATGGATAGCAGTCTAATGGAATGTTTGCGGTATAAAATACAAGATAATCCTGCATTAAATAAAGAAGCAGCATGGAAAGAATTGGAGAGTTTGGCTTCTAGTGGTAAATTTTTGTTATTTGTTGATAATGTGGACAAGTCTATAACTGAAGATTTAGGTCTAAAGAGGCTGGAGACTATTCCCTGTGCTATTATATTGACATCAAGGCATACATCATTTAGTGATGAATTTAAGTCCTATTCCATTGGATTTCTTGGTATGGAACAATGTATGGAGATTTTTAGGGCTATTCGATTTGAAAATAGCGAAAGAAAATTAAATGCAGAAGAGATAAGGGATTTAGCATATGTTATTGAAACACTTGCAGGGAGACATACGATTACAGTAGAACTTTTGGCGCATTTGGCGAAAACAAGGATATGGACGGTGAAAAAACTGAGGGAAGAATTGGAAGAGAAAGGCTTTCGACTAGTATTTCGTAAAAACGGGGAGCTTGTAAATATTCAGGAATCGTATGAGAAGTTGTATGACCTGTCTAGGCTTACAGAGGCAGAGAAGAATATTATGGAGGCATTTTCTGTATTTCCTTACATTCCATTGGCAGTAGAAATCTGTAACGAATGGCTTCTTGATGATGCAGGGGTGGGCGAGGAGAGTGATATTCTGATGGGGTTATATCAAAAAGGATGGTTGCAGTTAGACATGGTTCAGGAAAGTTACGCTCTGCATCCAGTGTTTGCGCAGTTTATTTTTGATAGATGCAAACCAAAGAGAGAAAAACACTATGGACTAATAAAAGCATGTCGGAAGTGTATGGAAATACCAGAAAGAGAATTTTCCTTAGAATGTCAAAAGTATATTCCATTTGCAGAAAATATAGCTGAAAAACTTATTAAGGAAAACAATATAGAAAAGGCAGATTTTATTTCTAGTATTGCCTATTTGTTGTGTTATATGGCAGAATACAAAAAAGCGGAAGGATTGTATGAAAAGGTATTAAGGATAAGAGAACGAATACTGGGAGAGGAGCATCCAGATACAGCCGTCAGCTATAATAATCTGGCATTTGTATATTCCAGTCAGGGAGAATATAAAAAAGCAGAGGGGTTGTATGAAAAGGCATTAAGGATAAGAGAACAAATACTGGGAGAGGAGCATCCAGATACAGCCGCCAGCTATAATAATCTGGCAGGGGTATATTCCCGTCAGGGAGAATATAAA